AGTTTTTGTTTCAAGAGTTGGTGAAAATGATTTGTTAACTCAAGCATTTATATCTAATCAACCATATCTTGGATCATTCTTTAAATCTCAAAATGCTTCAACTTGGGAAGCAAGTCAGTGGGAAGACCTTAAGTTTATTCTCTACAGAGCTGATTTTGTAGAATCTGGCACCGTGGACGTTTATAGTCCAGAACTTTCTAAGGGCAATAATCAGATTGCTAATTTGTTACCCGATTCTCTCAACTTTAATTCTAGAAGAGTTAAAATTAGTTTAGCATCTACTATTACTAATTTAAATGATCTCACTATTGGAAATACTATTTTACAAGTTGGTACAAATGCATCGGGAAATTTTGTGGGAAGTGCAGGATCTGCAACCGGTACATTAAATATCATTAATGCTGGTATTGGATACACTCCATCATCAGGCAGTCAAACGTTCACTGGACTTAGTTTGGAACCAATCACGGGCGCTGGTAGAGATGCAACTGCTAATATCACCATAAGCAATGGTGTTGCGGTTGGAGCAACTATTAATGCTGGAGGTAGTGGGTATCAAATCGGAGATGTTCTTGAAATTTCTAGTGGAGAATTAACTGTCGGAAGAAATATTCGATTGTCATTATCAAGTATTACTAATATTAATCAAATTGTAGTAGATAATGTTCAAGGTGATTTTATTACTGGAGTGGGTAAAACTATTCAGTTTGTAAATAATTTAGGTATTACAACATTCTTAAATGGCGGCACAGGTCTTGTACCTGCCGGCACAATAATTATTGAAACTGATGGAAGACACATTAATATAAATCATAAGAACCATGGAATGTATTTTAACGATAATTTAGTTGTGATTTCTGATGTCCAATCTGATATTAACCCAACAAAATTAAGTATTGGACTTGCAGCAGACTCTACTGGGTCAATATCAGTTGATGACTCTAGTGCATTTTCTACTTTTGAAAATGTTGGAGTTGGCACTACTAATCCAGGATATTTACTTATCGGGAATGAAGTTATTTCATATACCTCGGCATCTGGAGGAGTTATTGGTGGAACTATTATTAGAGGAATAAATCCAATAACTCACCCAATTGGAGCTCCTGTTTATAAGTATGAATTGAATGGAATTTCATTGAGAAGAATTAATAAGACTCATAATTTAAATGATGTAACTATTGATAATCCAATTACTTTTGATTCTTACAATATTAAAGTTGGATTATCTTCCGATGGTATTGATAGAAGTGTTGGAACTAGTTTTCCAGTTCTTTATACAAATCAAACAAAATCATCTGGTGGATTTAATACTAAAGCAACACAAAATATACCTTTTGAAATTATTACACCAAATATTCATAACGTAACTGTAACTGGCACTTCTTTAAGTGCTGAGGTAAACACAGTTACTGGATCTAGTATTAGCGGAAATGAACTTCCATTTACTGATGTTGGATTCGAACCCATTACAATCAATGCTCCAAATTACCTTGATAGTACAAGAATTATTGCATCTAAGGTAAATGAGGATAGTAAACTATCCATCATGCCCAAGAATAAGTCAATGAATATGAGATTGACTCTTGGAACAACTGATAGTAAGGTTTCTCCTGTGATAGATACTCAAAGAATAAGTGCAATATTTACTTCAAATAGAGTAAATAGTGTAATTGAGAATTACGCAACTGATGCAAGAGTAGATTCAGTTTTTGAAGATCCATCAGCATTTCAGTATATTTCAGGAGAAACTACACTAGAGACCCCTGCATCTTCTATTAAAATTATATTAGATGCACATATAAATCTTTATTCTGATATTCGTGCATTTTATGCAATTAGTGATAATCAAGGATCTGAACCAATATTTGTTCCGTTTCCTGGATACAATAATTTAAATTCTAGGGGTGAAATTATTAATTTTGAAGATAGTGATGGTAGTCAAGATAAACTTATTTCTACAACTAGTGCTTTGGGATTTATTCCACAAGAACTTGAATATAGAGAATATACTTTCACTGCAGATAAATTACCTGCATTTAGATCATATAGAATTAAACTTATTATGACATCAACCAATCAAGTTTACGTGCCTAGAGTTAGTAATTTAAGAGTAATCGCACTTGCTTAATATGGATTATATTAAAGTAAAAGGGCACGATCATTTAATTCGAGATCCCAAAACAAATTCTATTATTAATATCAACGTGTCTGAATATGAAGAGTACATTTCTAGGAGAGATTTTAAATTAAAAGAGAGTCAAAAGATACAAAATCTTGAATCTGATGTCACTAACATGAAAGAAGATTTGAATGAAATTAAATTTTTACTTAGGAGATTAATCAATGAATCCTGATGAAGTAACACTTGAAAATTTAAACAAAAATTTTGAATATGTAAAATTTAGTAATCAAATAGATACTATAAATGATGTTGAAGATCTTAAAAATCTTGCAAAATGTTATTTTAAGTTATATCTTAAGCAGCAAGAAGTTCTCTGCCAATTTCCAATACTTAAATCATAAATATTTCTAAAGGAAAACAATAAATGGCGCAACCATCAACTAGACAAGAACTTATAGATTATTGCAAAAGAAAACTGGGGGCGCCTGTACTTGAAATTAATGTTGCTGATGAACAAATTGATGACTTGGTTGATGATGCAATTCAATTCTTTCAGGAAAGGCACTACGATGGGGTTTATCCCGCCTTTTTTAAATATAAAGTAACAGCAGCAGACATTTCTCGTGGTAAAGCAGTAGTAGGATCTAGTAATGTTGTTGGAATTGCAACCACCACTGCAACAGCAAACATTGTTGGAACAGCAACAACTTTTTCATATACAGAAAATAGTAATTATATTCAACTTCCTCCCAATATTATTGGTGTAAATAAAATTTTTACCTTTGATGGAGCTAACACTACACGAGGTATGTTTAGTCTCAAATATCAATTATTTTTAAATGATATTTATTTTTTAGGAGCCACGGAACTTTTAAGTTTTGCAATGGTTAAAACATATTTGGAAGATTTAGATTTTCTTTTAAATACACAAAAACAAATTCGTTTTAATAAAAGACAAGACAGATTGTATTTGGATATTGATTGGGCAGTTGTTAATGAAAATGAGTATTTTGTTATTGATTGTTATTCAACATTAGACCCAAATGATTATGCTAGAATTTATAATGATTCTTTTATAAAACCATATTTAACCTCACTCATTAAACGTCAATGGGGACAAAATATGATGAAATTTACTGGAGTTAAACTTCCAGGTGGAGTTGAGTTAAATGGAAGACAAATGTATGATGATGCACAAAAAGAAATAGATGTTCTAATGGAAAAAATGTCCAATACTTATGAACTTCCACCATACGACCTTATAGGTTGAGATGAATATGAAAAAGTACTATTGCTATTTTTATATACGAGAAGACAGTACTCCCTATTATGTTGGTAAAGGATATAATTATGCTTAACCCATTTTTTCTTCAAGGATCTAAATCAGAACAAGGTCTAATTCAAGATCTTATAAACGAACAACTACGAATGTATGGAGTTGAAGTTTATTATCTTCCAAGAAAATATCTAACAGAAAAAACGATCATTAAAGAGGTCATTGAATCTGCATTTGATAATGCACATCCAATTGAAGCATATGTTGAAAACTTTGATGGGTATGGAAATAACACAACAATATTATCAAAATTTGGTATTCAAGCACTTAATGAGTTAACAATCATAATTTCAAAGGAAAGATTTGAAGAGTACATAGCACCACTGATTAAAAATCAATCAAACATCAAATTATCTTCAAGACCTAAAGAAGGAGATATAATTTATTTTCCATTAGGTGATAGATTGTTTGAGATTAAATTTGTTGAACATGAACAACCTTTCTACCAGCTTCAAAAAAATTATGTTTATACTTTAAAATGTGAATTGTTTAGATATGAAGATGAAGTTATTGATACTGGAATTTATTTTATTGATAATAATATTGGAGGAAGTAGTGGTGAGCAGGGATATGTAGAATCTGGAGTCATACAAAAACTGAATATGATAGGTGCTGGAGTAACTGCAACTGCCATTACCACAATCGTAAATGGTGGCATAAGATTCTTTACTGTTACAAACAGAGGTAGTGGATACACACATGCACCACGAGTTGCAATATCTTCAGCCCCCCCTGGAGGAGTGACTGGCATTGGTTCAGCAACATTAATTGGTGGTATTGTTGTTTGTACTGATAGTGCAGATCCTACAACAAAATCAGTACAATCAATAGAAGTTATTAATCCTGGATTTGGGTATACAATTTCCCCTAAAGTATTAATTTTTGGGGATGGATCTGGAGCAACTGCAACATCTACTATTGGTGATGGTATCGTTGGAATAATTACTATAACAAATAGTGGTGGTGGATATGTTGGCATTCCTACAATTACATTTACTGGTATTGCAACAGTATCTGCTGCTGCCACTGCTATAGTAAGTTCAGCAGGAACAATTACTCAAATTAGAATTACAAATGCTGGATTGGGATATACTGCACCACCAATTATTACTATTGCAAACCCACCACAAACTGTTGGTGTTGGAACTTTTGTCTTTAACGAAATTGTAACAGGTTCTACAAGTGGAACAACCGCAAGAGTTAAGTCTTGGAGTTCCGTAACTAATGTATTAGAAGTTTCAAAAGTATCAGGAGAATTTATTGCAGGAGAATCTATTGTAGGAACCACATCAAGTGCTTCCAGAAAACTAAGATCTATTGAAGTTTTTGCAGTTAAGGATGGATATTCTGATAATAAAACTATAGAGGATGAAGCAGATAGTATTATTGATTTTAGTAATATAAATCCATTCGGAATGCCATAGTATAAATATTAGTTATTACTTGGTTAACCGATAATATCGGAACTTAAAAAAATGTTTGAGTATTTCTATCACGAAATTTTAAGAAGAACAGTAGTTTCTTTTGGTTCTTTATTTAATGAGATTAGTATTAAACATACAGATAATTCTGGTAATGTAAAAAGTGTAATTAAAGTACCTCTTGCATATGGACCTACACAAAAATTTCTTGCAAGATTAGAACAATCTCCAGATTTAAATAAGCCTGTTCAAATTACATTACCAAGAATGTCATTTGAGTTTAATGGTTTAGCATATGATCCAACTCGCAAATCTACAACAACGCAAACTTTTATTGCAAAATCTGCAGTTGATGGAACTGAAACTAAAAAAGTTTATCTTCCAGTTCCATATAATATGCAATTTGAACTCAGCATTATGTCTAAATTGAATGATGATGCTCTTCAGATTATCGAACAAATACTTCCATTTTTTCAACCAGCATATTCAATGACAATTGAATTGGTTGATATTATAAACGAAAAAAGAGATATTCCTGTAGTTCTTGAAAATATTACGATGCAGGATGATTATGAAGGTAATTTTGCTACAAGAAGAGTTCTTACTTATACGTTAAGATTCACTGCGAAAACCTATCTTTTTGGTCCAGTTTCTTCCGCAACAAAAGATATTATCAAAAAGGCTACTATTGGATACATTACTGGTGGTACTACAGATTCTCCAACAAGAGAGATTATTTATTCAGCAGAACCAAGAGCAATCAAGAACTATACTGGTACAGTAGTAACAAATCTATCAAAGGACATTACTACAGAAGACACTTTAATTACAGTTAATAGTGTTGGATCTATTGTTGCCAATTCATATCTAGATATTGAAGGGGAAGAAGTATTTGTAAAACGAATATCTGGAAATG